TTGAAGGCTTGTACAGTTTCTACAAACAGATACTGACAGGTGACAGAGTTGATAACATTGAAGGTATCAGAGGTATTGGCCCTGTAAAGGCTGATAAGATTCTCAAAGACTGTACAACTGAAAAGGATTTATATGAAGCTTGTATCAAGGCTTATGACGGCAATACTGACAGGGTACTGGAAAACGGTAAGCTCCTGTGGCTAAGAAGAGAAGCAAACCAGATGTGGCAACCTCCTTCAGTCTCGCAGGATCAGTCTGGAATGTTACCTACGTAGATCACATGGAAGACATGGGTAAGTGTGATCCTGAGAAGCAAGTTATAAATATTCGTACAGGAATGAATAAGCAGTCTACTGAGCAGACCTTCTACCATGAGTTAGTTCATGCCATTATGTTCACAATGGGTAAGCTAAACCACGAAGAAGAGTTCGTAGATACCTTTGGAGCTTTCCTGCACCAGTATCATTTAACGAAGGACTACAATGAAGCCTAAGCGTAAGAAGCCACTGACAGTCAGACAAGTAGCTTTAAAGCATGGGTTCAGGTCAGGCTTAGAAGACAAGATAGCTGAGAGACTTAAAGCCTTAGAGGTTCCTTTTGAGTATGAGAAGTTAATAATTGGGTACACGCAGCCTGAGAAGAAACGCACATACACTCCTGACTTCTTACTACTTAAGAATGGTATTATCATTGAGAGCAAAGGCAGGTTCATGACTGCTGATAGACAGAAACACTTGATGGTGAAGGAACAACATCCTGAACTTGATATTAGATTTGTCTTCAGTAACTCTAAGTCTAAGCTCTCAAAGGTAAGTCAAACTACATACGGGGATTGGTGCAACAAGCACGGATTTCAGTATGCCGATAAAGATATTCCAATGTCATGGTTAAACGAAAGAGGTAAATAATTATGTTAGCTAATCTTATTGAAGCTTTGGAGAAGTCTAAAGAACTTCGTAGTGTATGGGAAGACTTCACAGATGTTATTCTTGTGGAGAAACTTAAAGAGACTTACATGAACACTATCAATGGTGGTTTCAGTAGCCATCCTGAAGACATTGCTGAGAACAAGAAAGTCAATGCAGCCATTGGTATTGTCTTAGGCTACTTCATGTACACTGGTGATGCTCAAGAGTTCTTGAAGGAGGCTGAAAATGAACGTGAATCTGATTAAAGAACATGAGAATGGTGATGCTACGTATCAGTTTGACTTGACTCCTGAAGAAGCTCAATCACTACTTACCTTTGGTATCTTAGAGGCCATCAAAGCTGGTATACGTGAAGGTGATAGACTAACCGTTAAAGGAGAAGACATTGAAGATTTTAGTCATCCCGGACTGTCAGATTAAAGAGGGTGTACCTTTGAAGCACCTGACATGGGCTGGTAAAGCCATTGTCGATTACAAACCTGATGTGGTGGTTAACATAGGTGACTTTGCAGATATGCCCAGCCTTAGTAGCCATGACATCAAGGGTAGTAAGTACTTTGAAGGTCTACGCTACAAGAAGGACGTTGAAGCTGCTAAGGAGGCCATGAAGTTGTTACTGGCCCCTTTGAAGGAAGCTCAGAAGGCTCAGAAGGAATCTAAGCATAAGGTGTACAAGCCTCGTATGGTGATGACTTTAGGGAACCATGAGAACCGTATCGATAGGGCTGTTAATAACAATCCTACACTGGAAGGCTTAATATCTACAAAGGATCTTGAGTATGAAAAAGATTGGGAAGTACACGGGTTCCTACACCCTGTGTTCATTAACGGTGTTGGCTTTAATCATTACTGGCCTGTGGGTGCGATGGGTAGACCCGCTGGAGCTGCTAGTGCTATCATCAATAAGCTTCATATGTCTTGTGTTGCAGGACATCAACAAGGGAAACAGATCGCCTATGGTAAGCGTGCTGATGGTAAGCCTATTTGTGCTATCATCGTCGGCTCTTATTATCTACACGATGAGTCGTATATGGATCAACTTAGTAACCGTCATTGGCGTGGCTTACTGATGATGAATGAAGTACAAGATGGTCACTTCGATGAGATGTTTTTAAGTGTAGAATACCTAGGGAGGAAATATGGAAGCGATTGATAAATGTAACACCTGCTTTTATAGCAATCTAGATAAAAGCATTCACCCATGTAACCACTGCTATCAGTTTGATAGATGGGTTCCTCGTAATATGTACATTCGAGAAGCAGCTAAACCCTTGAGTGAGGCTATTAAAGAGTGGGTTGACTCAGACCAAAGTGAATGGGCTACTGACAGTGTTCACAAACCTAAGCACTACACAGAACATCCCTCAGGTATTGAATGTATCCAAGTTACAGAACACATGGGCTTTAACTTAGGTAATGCAATCAAGTATATCTGGCGTTGTGACCTTAAGTTGGATGCCATTGAAGACCTGAAGAAGGCTAAGTGGTACATTGACAGAGAGATTGATAAACGTGTGCGGAGCAACGAATGTGTTAAACATAACCTTTGAAGAACTGAAAGAGGCTCTCAAGCGTTTGGATGAGGTCACACTCTTGGAACTGTTAGGACTCCAGAGTGATGACCTTGTTGACAGGTTTGATGATTTGATTGAGAAGAAACAAGAATATTTAATAAAGGAACTAGACTAATGAGTACAACAATGACACCATACCAAGAATACATTGGCAAGAGCCGCTACTCTCGCTACTTGGATGATAAAGGCCGGAGAGAGCACTGGCCTGAGACTGTGAATCGCTACTTTGACTTCATGACCAAGCACTTGCTAGACAAGCATAACTACCCGCTAAGTACTGCAATGCGTGAACAACTGCAGACTGCTGTGACTAACCTTGAAGTAGTGCCATCAATGCGTAGCATCATGACAGCTGGGGATGCTCTTGAACGACAGAATGTAGCTGGCTATAACTGTTCATACCTTCCCATTGATGACCCTAAAGCCTTTGATGAGGCCATGTATATTCTGTTATGCGGAACTGGTGTAGGCTTTAGTGTGGAGCAAAAGTATGTATCTAAGTTACCTGAGATTCCAGTTGATTTGTACAATAGTGGCACTGTCATTAATGTTAAAGACTCCAAAGAGGGATGGGCTAAAGCCTTACGACAAGTCATTGCCTTGCTATATGCTGGAGAGATTCCAAAGTGGGATGTATCAAATGTCCGTCCAGCAGGTGCAAGACTTAAAACCTTTGGTGGCAGAGCGTCAGGGCCAGAACCACTTATATCCTTATTCCACTATGTCGTTGCTAAATTCAAAGGGGCAACGGGCCGTAAGCTCACTTCGCTTGAAGCGCATGACATCCTCTGCAAGGTGGGCGAAGTAGTTGTTGTAGGTGGAGTTCGTAGGTCTGCTATGATCTCACTGTCAGACTTGGGTGATGACCGTATGGCTCACGCTAAAGCTGGTAACTGGTGGGATGGTAATGGTCAACGTGCCTTGGCTAACAACAGTGCCATCTACGAAGTTAAGCCTGACGTAGGTAAGTTCATGCGTGAGTGGTCAAGTATCTATGAATCACACTCAGGTGAGCGAGGTATCTTTAATCGTTATGCCAGTGAACTACAAGCAGCTAAGAGTGGACGCAGGGAACTAGGTAAAGAGTGGGGTACAAACCCTTGCAGTGAGATTATCCTTAGACCTTATCAATTCTGTAATCTGTCTTCTGTTATTGTTCGGAGCGACGATACTGTGGACACTCTACGTACTAAGGTGCGCTTAGCCACTATCCTAGGAACCTTCCAATCAACGATGACTAACTTCCCGTACCTTCGTAAGGTGTGGCAGACAAACACTGAAGATGAGCGTTTGCTGGGTGTGTCTATGACTGGTATCTTAGACAATGCCTTGCTAAATGACCCTGATGATTCTTATTTACCTACCATCTTAGAGGACTTTAAAGATGTTGCTATTAACACTAACGCTGAGTTTGCTGATGCTATCGGTATTAATCGCAGTGCTGCCATTACTGCCATTAAACCTGAAGGTACTGTATCGCAGCTTACAGGCACTGCTAGTGGCATCCATCCTCAACATAGTCAGTACTTTATTCGTCGTGTTCGGTCTGATAACAAAGACCCTCTGACTGCATTCTTGAAAGAGCAGGGGTTCCCGTCTGAGCTGTGTGTGATGAAGCCTGATAGCACAACTATCTTTAGCTTCCCAATGCGAGTTGAGAAGGGTGCTGTACTGCGTGAAGACTTGAATGCTATCAAGCACCTGCGCTTGTGGCTACTGTTCCAGCGACACTACTGTGAGCATAAGCCATCAGTGACTATCTCAGTTAATGAGAATGAGTGGCCTGAAGTTGGAGCATGGGTGTGGAATAACTTTGATGAGATTACAGGTGTGAGCTTCTTACCGATGGATGGTGGAACATACCGACAAGCTCCTTATGAGGCCATGACTGAAGAAGAGTATCATGCAATGGTTGCTGCTATGCCAGCTGGTATTGACTGGGACAAACTGGTTGAAGGTACTGACAATGTTGAAGGTGCTCAGACACTAGCGTGTACCGCTGGTGCGTGTGAGATATGATACTTGATTTTGAATTCAAGACTGGTTTAGTCTTTGGCATTGAAGCTGATGAACTGTACATCATGGATGAGAATGATAAGATGTCAGAGGAAGCTAACCAAGTCATCTACTTACACATAGGATTTATAACCATAGCCTTTATCCTAGACTAGAAACAAAGAAGCCCCAAAGGATTACTCCTAAGGGGCTTTCTTGTAATTGTAAGTTTGAAACTTAGAATAGTGCTATTTCAGCTTTCCTTCGCTTATCAAGGCCAGCAAGTACTTTACCGCCACCCTTGTTCCACTTCAGTAACTCTTCCTTAGCTGCATCCCATTCCTGAGCATTAATCTTCCTACGAAGGGTACTGCTTTGTAGTCTACCAACACCTAGATTGTAGGCAAAGTCAACAATGGCATTAAGCTTCCTGTTGTCAGTAGCTAGAATAGGACAGTATCTTAAGACACCCGGTAAGTAGGTATGCTCCAGCTCCTTTAAGAGAAGCTCTGCAGCCTCAGGTTCGCTCATGTGAGCATCCTGCAGAGTTACCTTAGTACCATTAGCGTAGTAAGTACTGCCATAACCTATCGTAGCTACATTGGCAGGACATAAGTAGGGCTTACTTCTAAACCCTTCAAACCTCTTGCACAGCTCAGCTGCAATACTTAAGTCCATTACAGACCTCGTTTAGCCAGTGTACGGTCTAGGAACCAGTAGTTCAAAGTACCTGATACTAGGGCTGCAAAGTCAGCTGACATCATGACTTTAAAGACATCCAATGGAGGCATACCTGACACCCAAGCATTGTATGATAGCCAGATGTGGATAAAACTCCACAGACCTAAGATCCAGTAAGTCACCACAGGACGTACTGAGGCAGACAGAGAAGCTACCCAGCCACCAGCAGCCTTAACCATCTCAGTCTGTTGCTCAATAGCTGACTGAAAGGCATTCATGACACCAGTATCGATAGCAGCTTCACGTTGAGCACCTATCTCAGCTAACTTCTGTTGTCCTCGCTGAGCTTCTAAGTCACACTGGAACTTAAACATATTGAGTTCATGAGAACGCTCATTCTTCTTGTCTAGCCACTTAAGGACTTCCGGAGCCATTCGGAATAGACCTCCGAAGATACTACCCAATAGACCACCACCTAGCATCTCTAACATATTCAATCCCTTCTGTTACAATGTTTACTGTCATCATCGTGTGATAACTTCACACCAGCTAACAATCCAATAAAGCCACCGATAATGGTTTGGAAGGCTGGAGATAATAACTTGAATATCTCAGCATTATCAACTTCCTTAGCCCATAAGCCTAAGACAAAGGCACACATCATGGCTATCACAGATATACATAATGTAAAACTAACCATGAAAGTAACATAGAAAGTTAGTTTACTTTTCACATCATCCATTATCAATCTCCTATACGTACATATCTAGTTTACGATTAGTGAATATCTCTAATCTAATCCTGTTCTGCTCAGCCTTCTTAAGATACAACTGAAACTGTATATCCTCTAACTCATTCTGTATCTTCTTTTGCTTGAGTGAAGCTTTATATTCTTCTTGTTTCTTCTCAATCCTGCGAGTAAGTTCATCACTACTGTTAGGTAACGCTGGAGGTTCTATCAAAGGAAACAGTTTGATAGCATCTACTTTCATTTACCAGCCTCCCTTGCTTTAGCATTCTTATAAGCAATAATAACTTTGTGCCTTAGTTCTGCACTATCTGCACTTCCAGCCCATTCACTTAGGTTGTTCCAGATTACGGTCATGTCGGTACTTTTACATAAGTACTGATGATTTGTAAGCCATGCTGACATCTGCTGGTGACGCTCAGTAGGATTATGTACTGTGTAGGCTATGCCATAGAACTCACGTACACTGCAGTTATCGGAGGAGCTGGAGGGAGTAGAAGCTAAAAGTCCTAGACTTAGTAGGACTACTATTAGCTTTCTCATGGGAGTTACTTAATAGGTAAGTGTGAAATATCGTACTCACTCTTAATTTGAAAAGGATTCTGTTCAAAAGACATAGGAGTATTTAAGATATTATTCATTGGTTCAATTACCAACTTAGTAAAGGCTGTAGGGCTAGAAAGTTTATCCTTAGCCATAGCAACATATTTTAATGACTTAGCACCCTTAGGATCAAGCAACAGTTTAGCTAAGTTACGTTGAGACAATAAAAGCCCACCAGCTGTAACAAGCACACCGGGTAGGTTGTCTTTAGCTTGTTGTTGTTGCTCAGGGTTTAAAAGAATAATATAACCAGAACCATACAATGCAGCTGCACCTGCAAGGTTTTTCATAGCTCCTGCTGTAGCCATGTTAAATCCTGCTTCTCTAGATGGTGCAACAAGCCCTAACCTAGCAGCGTTGTTCATGGCCTCAATAGCTTCCTTCTGAGCTGTTCCTCCAAAAAGAACATTGAAAGTATTTTGCATCTTTGTGTTTTGTTTTAGATCTGTAGAGAACTTAAGCAAATTCTCAGGCGTACGTGTAAGACCGTCTAAGTAGCCAACACGTAAAGCGTTCATAACTTCTGCAGAAGACTTCTTATTTAAGTTACCCGCTTCAGCTAGTGCTTTAAAAACATCTTTAACTGTTGTTTCATTTCCGTTAGCAAACAAATACTCGCCCACCTTTTCTGGATGCAGCCGCATAGCTTCTTGAATAGTATCTGATTGAAGGCTTTGAATACTCTTTCGATACGATTCAGTTACTGTACGATATTCTTTTAGTAACTCAGGAGGAAGGGTTGTTTTAGCTGAAAAGTCTAAAGCATCGTCAAACTGTTTAATAACACCTGAAATAGTACCAGAGGCTCTAGAATCTTTCTCAGAACCAAGCGAAGCATATTTATCACGATTCTCGGCTAACCAACGTGAACGCATCTTATGAAGTGTAAAGAAGTCCACAGTTGGTGGAAGGGCTTTCATTTCATTAAGAATAGACTTTTGACCTGCTGTCAATTCAGCTGGATTTTGAAGTTGTTTATTAGCCCAACCCTTAACGGAGAACATATTAACTTGTGGAGCACCTCCAACTGTTACTTCAAGTAAGTTAGTCTTAGGTGCTGTAGCCCACAGACGTTCATAAATAGGATCTACAGCTTCGCTTAAAGCTTTCTCTCCACCTTTAATAAAAGAGTGTAGTTCTTTTCCAGAAGTTTCTTGAGCTGAAGAGCCACTACGAAGTGCTTGCTCAAACTCAGGCGAAGTTGTAAACTTCTTTAATACATCCTTTTGTCCCGCCTGTAGTGCAAGAGCAATCTCTTGTTGTTTGTTCTTAAACAAATCAGCGGTAGCGGGGGTATTTACAAGACCCTCTAAAGTTGCATCAAAATTACTTCCTGTACGGGCTGATGCTGGTAATGAAGACCCGTGTTTCTCCAAGAATGTTTGAGCTGCTTTATTAGGATCTGGAATATCTTTCTTAGAAAAGCCTAATATATCACCACCAAAGCGTAGTGTTTTACCTAAGCCTTTAAGAACAAGATTTCCACCCACATCCCAAGCAGCTTCCTCAAACCCTGCCATACCTACTCGTTTTAATGAGAACGGTTCATCTCTAGCTACTTGCTCAACAGCTTCACCTACAGCACCACCAACAAAAGAACCAGCAGCAGAACCTACGGGGCCAAGCACAGTGCTAGGGATACCTACAAGAGCACCACCGATTTGCTGACCACCAAAGGCATCACGAGGACGGTAGTTAGGACTTAGAACAGAAGTACCGGGGTCTTCCATTGGCTTTGGTGCTTGTGGTGCTACTTGCGGCTGACCTTCTACTGGAATACCAGAAATGTCAAATTCATTAGCCATTAATTAACTCCTAGTTCTGCTTTCAAAGCGTCAATCTCAGCTTTCTCTTGTGCTGTCATTGATCCTCTAGCTTTAACAGCTGCTACCTTTGACTTAAGTGAAGAGAGTTTCTCACCCTTACCTTGAAGGTTGATACGACTATCCATTGAGGAGTTTTTAATCTTTCTCCAACCGTCCATGATAATACCTAAGTTTTCCCTGAACATCTTGTCAGTAGGGTCTAAACTACGTGTCTTATCAATAATAAGTTGCAATTCTGGTGCTGTCAAAGCTCCAAAACCTGTAGCACCTGTTCTGCTCTGTGCTTTTAACTGCTCCAGTGCTTGTAAGGCTTTCTCACTGTTCAAAGAACTAACTAAATTCTTCATTGACTTAGCATCTGAGAATGGAATGTTATTAAACAAAGCTTGATTAGTAGCTTGTAGCATTGTTCCCGGAGCAAGTTTTAATGCTTTCTCAGCAGTATTAAGAGTAGTATCAACAGATGATTCTACACCGCTTAGCTTTTCAATAGCCATTCTCTTTTCATCATCAGCTTTATCTTTCTTTTGTCTTGTTTCTAAGTTTAAAGCATCAATACGTGCTTGAGCCAATTCCGCTGAAAGAGCTTTAAGACCTGAACTATCCCCAGCTATCATAGAAGTAACTCTTTGAGCTTTCATTGATTGTTTCTTGTCGTCTGAGATAGGGAGACTTTCCACTAATCTTTCAAACTCAGAAGTAGGTTTATTAGCAACAACACCCTTTTCCATCTTCTTAACTTGATCTGGTGTGTAATCACTCAGATAAGGCTTAGCGGTGTATCCTAACTTCTGTGCTTGTACGGCATAGTCAGAAGGCACTGGTACTTTCTTAGTTTCTATGTATTTAGAAAAAGCTGTATCATTAGAAGCAATACCCATAGCTTCAGAATCACCTAAACCAGCATCCTTCAACATTTGAACACGAGCACCCTTAGCTGCTTGTTTATCAGATAGTTCTTGAGTTTCAAAACCAGCTTTAGATGTTTGAGCACTCTTTAATGTAATCTCAGCTTCTTCTTTACGTGACTTTTGAGCTGCTTCATCCATAGTCATAGCACGCTGAGTTAACTGGAAAGCTGACTCAGGATCTGTAGCTTGCAAAGCAGCAGCCATCTCACGAAGACCCTGAGCTGTGTTGGTGTTGTATTGACTTGCAAGTTGACGCAAACGAGTAGCACGTTGGATAGTCGGGTCTTGGATGTCAACCCCAAAAGCACCTGCTAAGCCACGACCTAAGTTAGCACCACCCTTGTAAGCCATCGTACCTAGTTGTTGATCTGGTGTTAGCTGAGCAAACTGCATAGCCTTAGCTTGAGTTGCTTGTTGTTGCATTTCCTCAGGAGAACTCATGCCTCCAAACAAACCTTGTATTGACGGTGTAGCCATTATTTATTCCTTAAGGATTTGACTGGAAGTAGGGATTAATAACAGCATTGTAGTTAACACCACCAGAACCACCACTGTTTGTTAAACCTGCAATCAACTGACTAATAGGATCTGTCAGTCCTCCAACAGTCCCTTGCAAAGCTGCACGTTGAGCTGTGTTAGCTGTATTCTGACCTTGCATATACAACTGAGCTGCTTGCTGGTTCTGTGCTGCTGCTGCACCGCCCAATGCAGTACCTTGAGTCAAAGCATTCAAACCTTGATTCTCTAAGTTAATAGCTTGTTGAGCATACTGAGTATATGGAGCCAGAGCTTGTGATTGTAATCCAAAGCCTTGACCTGCTAAGTTTATACCACCAGTCATTAGACCCTGACCAAACGTAGCTTGTTGCTGTCCAGCCATCTGAGCCTGTGCAGCCAACTGAGCATCTTGTTGTGCTCTAGCATTGTACATAGCTGCAAACTGAGGATTACTCGCTGCTAAACCGGGAGCATTTGCTGTGTAGCCTGCAGTGGTTGCACCTGTAGCTAGACCCATACGACCCTGCTGCTGTTGCATATTACTCAGCTGTGCAAGTTGTTGTTCACGACCGGGAGCTAACAGTTGTTGTTGCTGAGTCAGGTACTGCTGAGCTTGTGCTTGAGGTGTCTGAGCAATATAGCCAGCACCTAAGTTAAACAGACCTGCAGCTTGAGCATTGACATTGGGTTGATATGCTTGAATCTGCTGAGCTTGTCCTAAGCTAGTTCCAGCCAATCCCATCAAGCCTTCACGAGCTGCAGCTACGTCAGGGGCTACCTGATAACCTGCACCGATTAGCCTTCCAGTATCGTCATAGTTAAAACCTGACTTACCAAACCTTGTAGTAACTCCTACAGGTCTGAATTGAGCCATCTGTGCAGCCTGAGCAGCAGACTGTGTAGCTGCATCAGCTGCTTGGTTAGCTGCGTAGTTAGTACCAATAGAACCTACAGCTCCAGAGGCTATGCCTCCTAATAAACTTGTCCAATCAAAATCAGCCATATTAGTATGTGCCTCCGTCTACTGTTGCTGTAAATGTACCAGAGACAGTAAGATTTACTGCAGTGGCTGTTCCTGTTAATGCACCGTTGTTAGCATCAGGTTTAGAACTCACTGCCGAAGCAATGTTATCAAACTCAGTGTTAATCTCAGTACCCTTAATAATCTTTGCAGCATTACCTGTATTCAGGCTATCCTTGACTGCAAAGTTAGTAGCTTTTGTATAGTTGCTCATCGTGTCTTCCCTGTCTTAACATAGACATCAAGTTTCTGAATGGATATTGATCTATTAAATACATTGGTTTCAAAGCCTAGCTGAATAACCTTACCTGAACCACCAATATTAATAATCTTATTATCAAAGGCCGACCCACCATATTCACCAATGTTATACTCAGCTATGTTGTATTCTGCAATAGCTGCATTGGCTAAATCAAACTGTCTGGTGTTCAAGATGTCACTGTAATCAAAGCCAAACTTTAAAGTAACTGCATATCCTTGACCACCAATAACTGTTACGCCTACCTTCTTCATAATCTTAATCACAGTAGGTGACTGAAAGTCAAAGTAGTTAGTAAAGTATTTCAATAAGTATGAGTTAGCATTGTCTTTGTAGCCATCGTACTTACCAATGTAACCAGACTCACCAACTAACAAGTCTCTGTTACGAGTATACTTAAAAGCTGTTGGAACTAGACCATCCCATGTTGTAACCCTGTTAGATCCATTAGGTAGAGGTGCTCTCATGTCAAAGCAGTACACTAACTGACGAGTTGGTAGAGACAACAGATAGAAGGCTTCCTTATCTGAATATACAGCTTTAATGTCAGCTGCAGTCTCTAAGCTAATCTCTAACACTAAGTCATCACGTACATTGGCACTAATGTCTCTCATAGGTGCTGACTTCTCTTGGATGGTACGCATCAATGAACGTACACCTGAGTCAGACAAGAAGATAACATCGCCACCTGTAGCTACTACTGAGTCTCTAGCTACACAGCCCATACCTGTAATAGCATCTGATAGTGTTAGATTGTTAGGGTCAGTAGCATTAGAGTAGATAAGAATCTGTCTACGACCAAAGACAATTAAGAAGTTATTGTGAGCTGCTAAGGATATAATCTCATCAGCACCATTAGGCCACACCTGAGATACATCCAGTGTACCAGCTGTACCAGTACTTAAGACATGACCTGCAAGTAAGTCTGAGAACTGAATGGTACTCTTAACTGTAGCGTTATTAGCACTCCATGTACGACCATAGGCACTGATAACTGTATTGTTACTGGACACAGTTCCTAAGTAACCAGTCTTCTCAGAGATACGTCTAAAAGTAGTTGTACTGACTGTAGGGTCAAACACTAAAGGATCATGTCCAGCTTGATACAGATACAGGACACCATTCAACGGAGCCATCTGCCAGTGACTGTCTGTGATTGTAGGAGCTGTACCGCCACCTCCGTATGTCAGCAAAGTAAGTGTAGAACCTACAAGCTTAAACAGTTTATTGTTACCAGCAGCAATAATGTATGAGTTACCAGCATTGTCAATTAACTCACCAATAGCTTTAACGTCAGCAGTGCTTAAATCACTGTTAACAGCGTGAGATAAAGTCCAACCCTTACGAGCACCAATACGTCCAAACTTATCAATCACACAGTTGTTAGCCACAGTAGCATAACCAGCCTCTAAAGAGACTGAGCTATCCTGTGTATTCAGCCCCATAAAGCCAGGAGCTGCTACAGTCGTGGTTAAGAGTTTAGCAACCATTAGACATCAATCCAAGTGTTTTCTTCTTCATAACGATTCTTCTCAATGGCAATAGCATCTGCCAAGGCTAGACGATACTGCTGATATATCTCACTGAAAGCTGAACCTCCATCCTCACCTCGTTCACCAACAGCTTTAGCGTAGGCTAACATCTGTACTAAATGAGGAGGAACCTTTAATAGGTCAGCATTGGCAGTTAAGTCAACTTGAGGAATAACTAATTCAAACCTAAGTGAATAGACACCATCAGGTTGAGGCCATAAATCTACCTGAGTATCATCATTGGAGATACCGCTGTAGTTATAGTATATAGGAGATGCGTTTTGAGTAGTACCAATGTAGTACTGTCTGTTCATCCAATTAGTGGGTACTGACCTCATAGGTACATCTTGAGTGTCATTTAAGACATCGTCAGTGCGAAACCTTTGACCTGAACCTGTCAATGTGTAGTTACGAGTACCCGCTACTGTAGGAATAACAATGGTAGTAGTTAAACAGTTCCAGTTATAAGCATCTTCAATCTCTCTCTTAGCATCATTAACAAACACACCAATCAAAGAACTATAAGGAGTATCACTAACTGACGATACTTCAGTTTCTCTTAACCGTATGAGTACGTTGTTAACCAACTGTAGATATGTCGTAGCCATTAATGTTCCTTATATAATCAATATATTAACATACTTTAGTGTTAATGTCAAGCCTTTTAGACTTGTTTTAATAAAAGATTTTAACTGTAATAGTACCCGATGTAAAAGCTGTTACATTAGCTCGTATATAAGGTGTAGGTGATGCAAGAGTTACAATACCGTCAGCTGTCAAAGCTGTAGCCACTGTAGCCCATGTTGAACCGTCTACAGAGCCTTGAACAGCCACTGTACCGACAGTAATACCTGAAATCTGTACATGAGCTGGTACTAGACCGTCTGTACGAATACCTTGTGAAGCACCTGTGGCTGCTACGCCACTTAAAAGAGTTGCCAATGCCATAGTTATTTTACTCCATTAAATTTGTTGTCAATAGCTAACCAAATAGCCCCGAAGAAAGCACCTATAATAATAATAGGTTTCACAGCTTTAGCGATCCACTCAAGTACTAGGAAAGCACCTGACGCAGCGTTAAAAGCTTTGATTACGTGTTCTGTGTTCTTTTCTATGTTATCTACTTTGGTTTCAACTTCAACCAACCTGTCGTAGATTTGCTTATGAGTGACTTCGTTTTCCATTACTCACTCCGAGTCTTTAGGAATTTGCGCTTCAGCCTGTTCTTTTATTTTAAGAATCAGGGGCCAAACGCCTGACTTGCTTGGCAATTCACCAAGAGTCTGCAATACAAAGTTAATCTCATTAACGTCTAGTTCTAGCTTCATGCTTGACCCCAAGGAGTGCCAGAAGCCATTACTGGTGCTTTCTGCAAAGCAATCTGAGCCGCCAGAGCCGCTTCTGTGGCTTGCTTATCAACACCATTAGCCCATACCCATCCAAGGACTGTGGTTTGTGTCAGGTCTGCATAAGGCGTATTGACTGTGCCATCTGCCCATGAGCAAGTTGAATAGATGGATGCTGTGTAGTCTCCATCTACTGCTGTGGCTTGCCAATGTGCTGTAGTTACAAAGCCATCTGCTGTTTTGCGGTCTAGTTGTGAGATTGTCCAAGTTACTGACATGGTGTTTCCTTAAAGATTGGCGGCATCAAGTCGTGCTTTGAGCGAGACAATTAGGGCTTGTTGTTCTTGGATTGCTTTTGTCAAAATTGCAATCATGTTACCTTCTGCAATACCTAAAAAATCTTCAATAACGGCTTCTTTTATAATATTTCCATTACTATCTTTTTCTTCTTTTTCAAGAATACATTCATTGTGTTTAATAATGCTATTTAAATATGGTTTGTCTACCAATACTTGTTGAACTTCTTGAGCAATAAAACCCACAGTTGGTTGTTGTCTATCAAAATTATGAACTGGATGGTTTTTCCATTTGAATTGTACTGGGTTTAGTGCATTAACTAAATCAAGCGCACCCGATAATGGAATTACATCTTCTTTGTAACGACCATCTGATGTAGCAATAGTAGATGAAGTTGCAAAAATCTGACTGTTTACTTGCAAGTTATAACTACCATTGCTGGTTGTATATCCTAGAAGCAAATAACCCGCTGACGTAAGCACCATTGTTTTTGTATAAACACCAGCAACACGAGATAAAAATCCTAAATTTGAACTAGAGTTACCTACGCCAATTACACCATCAGTTCCATCATCACCAATGAGAATAGAATTACCACTGCCACTAAATCGTGCAACAGTACTGGTCATAATTGAGGTAGCAATCCCACCACCAGTAACAACAAGTTTTGCGTTAGTAGGATTTGTATCGCCTATACCTACGTTGCCACTTCCTTGTATTGTGATTCTGTCACCACCTCCATTATAAAATCTCAAATCAGTTGAGCCTAACGGAAGATACATATATGCGTCATTGGTTGTACCTCCACTTCTTTTTAAGTGAAAACCAGTATCTCCCGCTGCAGAATTTTCATGTGTGGTATATAACTGACTTGCATTAGAACCTTTGATATATAAAGGGTCTGTGGAATTCGTTGTTGTCCCGATGCTAACATTGCCGCTAGAATCTATACGTAAACGCTCAGAACCACCCGTACTCGCAGCAATTACATCTGCCGCAGGAAAGAATACGCCAGTATTTGTGTCGCCACTTGTTGTCAAGGCGGGTAATGCCGCAGTTCCCGCAGAGAATGTCGTAACACCTGTAGCATTAAGCGTAGTAAAGCTACCCGATGCTGGTGTAGTAGCACCGATAGTTCCATTAAGAATTGCGCCTGTTAAGGTCAATGCTGTGCCATTAGTTGTAGCACCAGTAATGCCACCAAATGCACCAGCATTGTTGTATTGAACTTGAGTATTAGAGCCACTCGGAGTTGCACCAACAGTAGTCCATGTAGGGGCAGCACCAGAACCACCAGATGTAAGCACTTGACCTGATGTGCCAGATGCACTAGTTAAAGTCAATGCAGTTGTAATGTTGGGGCTTGTCAATACTGGTGCAGTAAGCGTTTTGTTTGTCAGGGTTTCTGTGCCTGTCAAAGTAGCAAAGCCACTAGCAGTAAACGCTGCGCTAGTCCATGTTGAGCCTGACCACACAAACAAGTTATTTGTAGCTGTGTTCCAGTACAAAGCACCTGTCAGCAAAGCATTACCATCGTTATCAACAGATGGTGCAGTTGCTTTAGAACCTAAGTAACGGTCATCAAAGCTATCATAGGACGATGCAGCTGAACTAGCAGAGGCACTGGCTGCAGAGGCCGATGATGAAGCTGCAGAGGCTGAGTTACCAGCATTAGTCTCTGAAGTAGCCGCTGCTGAAGCTGACGTAGCTGCTGCTGTAGCACTACCCAAAATACCATCAACATATACTTTAGTTGTTAAATCACTGTTAGCTGAAGGAGTAGCTGTAGATGTTACCTTGTTAGCACCCATGACAATGTTACCTGTCATGGTTCCACCTGCCAAGGCTAACTTAGCATCACCAACACCATCTACGTAAGTCTTAGTGGTAGCATCAGTACCTGCAGTTGGAGTACCTAAGCCAGTAATCTTAGACGTACCCATCGCAATAGCACCACTCATCGTACCACCAGCTAAAGGAAGTTTACCTGCAATAGCTGTAGTTAACGTAGCTGCAATATTAGCATCATCATTTAAGGCATCAGAGATCTCACCCAAGGTATCTAATGTTGAAGGAGCTGTACCAATAAGGTTACTAATAGATGTATCTACATAGGACTTATTAGCTGCATCACCTGAGTTAGTAGGTGTTGGAAGACCTGTAATAGTAGCTGCAGTACCACTATCCATGTCCAACGTACCGTTAATGGTTACATTGTTGAATGTTGAAGTACCTGTGGAAGCTGTTACGTTACCTGTTACGTTACCAGTGACATTACCAGTGACAGCACCTGTGTGAACACCTGCTGTGTTACCAGTCACAGCTCCAGTCAAAGCACCTACAAAGTTAGTAGTGGCTGTAACTACAGTGCCTGTTACTGCTGCAGCTGTAGTACCACCAATGGGAGTATTATTAATAGTACCACCAGTTTGAGCTACTCCAGCAACAGTACCACCTGTAATGGCAGCTGCTGAAGCTTCTTGATTACCTAAGGAACCTACAATCTTAACAATAGCTGCACTATTGTCTTTGGTGTACAGTTTCTTATCTGTTACGTTAACAGCTAACTCACCTTTGGTTAAGTCACCTGAAGCAGGAGCTGCTGAGGCTGTACTGCTATTCTTTGTGATAATTGTTGTCATAGTATATTAAGCACCTGTAAATAGTCCATAAGCTGAATTGATTGTATCTTGAGATACACCTAGACCTGTTAAATAATCTATAGCTAATTGTTGATTGGCAGGAGTATCACCACCAGCTGAAGCTACAAAATCAGCATAAGCAAGAGCAATATCCCGAGGAGAACTACTTGCTCCTAAAGTTGTATAACTAGGTGCAGCTGCAGTTCCTGTCGTGCTTTGTCCTGCTGACATCATTCCACCACCACCAGTAGTAGTTCCTGCTAAATATGTGTTGTAGGCTTGATTTATTTGCTCATCTGAAAGACCAATATCCTTCAAATAATTAATAGCTGTCTGTTGGTTCTCAGCAGTGTCTCCACCAGCACCACCAACAAAGGATGAATACGCTTGTGCAATATTAGTGGGAGCAGCTGTTGCATTTAATTCTTGATATGTATTTCCTGCAGCTGGAAGTGTAGTTAAATAATCTGAGTAAGCTTGATTTATAAGTGTGTCTGAAACACCAATATCTTTTAAGTAATCAGTTGCAAGTTGTCTATTAGCAGCTGTATTACCACCAGCATTTTTAATGAAGGTAGAATATGCTTGTGTTACATTACCTGCATTAGCCTTAGCATTCAATACGTCATAGGTATTTCCTGCAGCTGGTAGGGTATCTAAATAAGCGTTATAAGAAGCACCAATCTGATCTTGTGTTAAACCTAAGTTTGTTAAATAGTCAGTAGCTGCTTTTCTGTTAGCTGCTGTATTACCACCAGAATTCTTAATAAAGTCAGCATAAGCTTTAGAGACATCTGTAGCAGTACTTGTCTTAGTTAAGTTAGTGTATGTTGGAGTAACAGCAGTAGCAGTAATTACAGGTGTAGTAGTAGTTATTGGTGTAGTAGTGGTAGTTATAGGCTTAAGAGTTGTAGGAGTCATGCTACCTGCAGGAGTACCTCCAGCCATGTCACCAAACAAACTACCTGTAACAGAAGCTCCGGGATTGAATTGAGTTGAATACCAGTTCTGCAATGGACTTGCAACATTACGAGGAACTCCGGGCATCAAGCTATTGTAGTTGCTCTGTACTTGACTGAAGTAGTCAGGAGAGTAACCAGCGCCAGCACCACCACCTGAGTAAGTCACTGGAGTAGGCGTAGCAGTGGTTGTTCTGTTGTTTCCAATATTAGAGACAGCGTTACCAGCACCTATAAGCCCTGCAACACTGATACCAGCCCTAGCTAAGTTAGCAATTTGAGAAGCTGTAAGTCCTGAAGCTCCCGCTGTTCCTGCTGCTCCTGCAACCCCTGCTGTTCCTGCCGCTGCTGCAAACTCTGAAGCTGAAAGACCTAAAGCTGATGCTTCTGCGGCTGTTAAACCTAGTCCAGCGGCTTCAGTAGCTGTTAAACCTGCAGCTGCAGCACCGCCACCACCAAATAAACCAGCGTAACCAGCACCACCTAAAGCTGCTAATACTACGGGATCTTTAAAAGCATCTGCTAAGCCACCAAAGAATGATTGACTTGCCTTAGTTGTACCTTGCCCTGTAAAAGCACCTGAAGGATCATAGGAGTAAAAAGGCTGACCTGCTTGGTCTATACCTGTAGAACCATAAATACCTGCAAGAGCACCTTCTTGTCTAGACTCACCATCACCAATATCAGCCCAGTTACCGCCATACAAAGTACCGCCAATATTGACAGTACTTCCACGACCTGCGGCTACAATCTGAGCAACCTGTGCAGGTGTCAGTGATTGAGGAGTTGTTGCCATGATTGTTACTCGCCTTTTCTGTATAACTCAAACGTGTTAATAATATTCATTGTGGAACCAGTCTCAGACGTTGCTCGAACTTGATCACCCTCTTCAAGTACAACATAATTACCATTACCAAAAGTAACAGACTGAGTAGTAGTTAATACATAGTTATCAAATACGTGAACCTCAGTTGCTGCACTTGAGTCATACCATACAACATCAATGTATTTATTATTACCTGAATGGTTTACAACGTAACAAAGATTCCATTTAGCATAGTAACCTGTGGGTACTGTGAAAATAGTAGTCTGCGTTGCTGCAGTAAGAACATTACCCGTCGATATTGGTTTCATCTTGCTTTACTGTTTTCTTAGTTGCTTTAGGTGCTACCACAGGTTCAGATTCAGGTACTGCTTCGTAATCTGGGTGCTTCTCCATTGAAACAATATCAACTGCGTGTTCAAAGTTGTAGATTTGATTAGTTTGCTTACACTTAAATTTCATAATATGTTACCTTTTTGATATGCTTTACTAAACACATTAAAAAGGAACCCTCCGAAGAGGGAACCTTTAAGCACTTAAGCTAGTAAGCGTAAGATTACGCAGGAACAGCCAAAGCAACTGCTGAACCGTCACGCAGTTCTTTTACGCCATACAGTGTGTCAGCAGTAAACAATGTACCGAGGTACTCTTGTTTGTACTGAGTCTGTGAACGTACGCCCATTTGCTCAACGAAGACTGCGAAGTCTTTATGAGCCAACAGTGCAATACGGCAAGCTGTAGTACCGTTAGTGGTATCAGCATTAGAAGTAACAAACACGGGTACACCGTACAAGTTACCAATTTCACCGTTACGAATGGTGTTGTTATTACCCATTTCACCAACAAAAGCTTGTTCAGTGTAACGAGCCAAACCCATCAAAGTGTTACGGCTGGAAGGTGGGATAGCAAGGAAACGTCCGTCCATAGGAACGTCATTGTCATCCAAACGCTGAATGGAACGACGAATCGCTGCATCAGTGAGAGCACCCAAACCTGTGTTAGTAGAACCACCAACATAAGCTGTAGTACCATCAGCACCTGAGAAAGCACCGGAGTAAGCAGATGTACCACCACCGCCTTGGACAGAACGACCAATTTGGATCAATGATGTATCAACTTGACGAGCCAGAGCATAGCCAGCATCTTCAGTGTAGAAGTTACGCAGTGAAGACAAAGCTTGAGCTTCGACGATGTCCTCGATCAAGCGGCTGTACTCATAGTGCTGATCGATAGTAACAACAACTTCTGTCTCAGTAGCTGCAATCAGTGTTACCTGAGTTGAAGCTGCTTTAGCAGTAGCATTGCCACGTGTGGGTGAAGGAATGTGAACGGTGTCACCTTTCTTACCCTTGAAGGTCATCTTCTTAACCAAGTTTGCCAACACCAAGTTCTTCTTGTATGTTGCAACAATTTCATCACTCCAAATTTCGGGGATGAACTTATCTGCCGTCGTCTTCGTGACGTGATCTGTACCTAAAGCCATTTTTAATTCTCCTAAAGAATATATTTGTTAATTTATTTTACCCTTCCCTCGGCATAGGCAGTTCGAATTTCAGGTTCGAGTGCTTCATAGCGGTTGGGATCTGTCATACGTAGCCGGATAAGGTCGGCACGACGATATACTTTCTTAGATGATTCACCAGTCCCTCCAACATCTACAGACGCTGCTGACAAGTTTTGCTTGCGTACAGTGTTTCCGGCATCAGTGGTTTGTTGTGTCTTAGATGTGCGGATCTGTTTAAATGTCGTGAGTAATTCATCTGCTGCTGCAAAATCATAATTAGCATCAGCCATTGCATAGATATTAAGTCTCATGGGAGAGGCTTTAACCCATTCAATAAACTCACCATCACGTACTACATCTGCAAAGTCAGGATGCTTCTTGTTGAGCATTGCTTGTGTCTGAATCTGCCTAAGTTGCTGTGAAGCTTGTTTAGCGGCTAATACGTCAGGATGATTTGTAACTGCTTTACGAATCGCTGACTGAGGATCTTCAAAGAAGTCTACCTCATTCTCTACTACTGCAGGCTGTACTTGTTTCTGAGAGAGTTGCTGTTTCAATAGCTCATCTGCTAGTCTCCGAACTTCCCCAACTTCTTGAGCCTGCCTTCCAATTAGCTTTTCAGCCTCTTGGTGCATTGTCACGATGTCTTCTAAGCTTTTACCCCGATACTTGTCGGGAACATTAGAGACTTGTTGTTGTGGTTCTTCAGGTGATTGTTGTCTCGCCTGTTGTAGTTCTTCTACTGCATCAAATTCGCTTTGTCCCAATTCGTCTTCTTGGTCAATGAGAGCCATACCTACCTTTCGTCCTGCCCTATACGGGTTTTAGGAGTGTTATAAATGAATTCAGAGTTAGTCACCCTCGTGGGATGCGTTCTGCTTCTTTTCCTGCCTGAGCTTTTCAGCCCGTACCTGTACCCACCTATCGGAAGCTGAAGGGAAATCGCCTGAGCAACCATCCAGCTTTATCCTTGGGGAGGATACAACCCTGATAGCGTCCTTACTACATACCTTACATTTAGCAGTGGTATGATCGCTATCAACCAGCGATTCAGTTATGTGATCGTTGGTACATAAGAAGTCATAGATGCGTTTACTCATCTTCTAAATCCTCAAATACCTTCTCACACACAGCCTTACGCCCTAAAACTAATTCAATAATGTCTAACTGTCCTTGACGATAAAATAGTGTTTGTGTATCGTTGACAGTAGAGAGATTGTTTAAACTAGCCTTAATCTCTTCAAAGTCCTCTATGAGGTACTTCCAACCCTCAGTACTCATGGTATTGAAGGTTTCTTCATAATATTTTTGTAAATCAGGGGCCATTTGGCTTATCCTTCTATGTAATACTTAACAATAGTGTTATTGTAGCATAAAAACAACACTTTGTCAAGTCTTTTGTTAACTATTTACTGTTTCATCCGTTTATTAGCCATCTGGAGGCTTGCAATACGCTCATTGGAGGCAATATCAGCAGCTTTCAGGTTAATAGTCTTCTCTTTTAGCATCATGTCAGCCAGTTTTAGACGTTTCTCGAAGTCATCACCGCTATCTAGGTTAGTAGAAGCTGCTTGAACTAGCTTTACACGCTGCTCTTCAGGGATCATCTGAGCTTCCACCATGGTTTTCTGAGCTTCAGCTGACTGTTTCTGAGCTTTGGACTGCAAATCAGCCACCTGAGCCTGTGCCAGCTCCATTGCAGCCTGTTGTTGCATCTGTGCAGCTTCAGCAGCCTGTGGATTAGGCTGTGACATCTCATCCAAAGCCTTCATAAGTTCACCACGGTTAGACAATGAGCTGTTCTGTAAGATACCTTTAAGGATCAGAGGCAGTACTGGAGTGTTAGGGCCTAAGGTCTGCAACAAACCAATCATCTGTTGTTGTTCAAACTCTCGTGCCAAAATACCCAAGGTAGCTGTAGGGATAAAGGTCATGTCAACTGAAGGATAACGCTCACTGTCAAACTGCATATAACGGAATGCAGCCTTGTTGATGAACGGGATCATGAAGTCTTCTTGGAAGTTACTCAAGGTACGCTTGTACTTCTTAATGATGCCAGCCATAGCCATAGACATACCACCAGCACCTGCGTCACGGGGTACGTTAGATGGCAGACCTGCGCTGTCAACTGTGCCTGTAGCTTGCAAGAGCATACGCTCAAAGTTCTGAGCTGCACCTACTGCATTACCATCAGTCTGACCAAACTTAAAGGGATACAGGATCTCAGAAGGTGCACCATTGGTCAAGATAGCCTTACCGGGTCTAATCTCAAACTTAGCACCACGAGGAAGTCTTGTAGCGTCCATAGCAATCATAGGTGCTGTGGTGAGGGCTAAGGAGTCCATGTGAGCACGAAGCTGACCGTCAATAGCCTTCTGCATATTGTAGGCTTTCTCCATCGTACCTCGACCCCAGAACCTACCGGGCACTGTATCGTCTTGGTAGGCAATAACTGGTCTATCCTTCATCATGTAAGGATTAGCTTCAGCCTTAAGCAAGATAGAATCATTGGCAATCACAATGATAGCCTCTACCAAGTCAGAGTGGTTATCAGCTACGGAGTCATCTGGGAACAGGTCTGTGATTTCATTCTCATCACCCTCTTCCAAGTCTTCTAAGTACTCACGAGGAACCAATCCATAATAAGTTAACAACTTAACTTTATCGTCTTCAAAGTTACGGATGTCTTGAGTAGCTTCTAACTTATCATCATCAAACTGAGGTGAGATGTCTACTTTCTTGTAAATGCCTCTTTCAATACCTTCAACAATCTTGTGAATAGATACGTATTTCTCGATAGCAACGCCCAGAGCATCGTCAATGGAATCAGCATTAGGATCAATAAGGAAGTTCTTAGGATTGACAGGCTTGATCTTAACTGCAATACGATCCTTCTCTTGAACTCCAATGGCAGCTGCGTTAGAGATACCGGGAATGGCTTGAGTAGCTGGGATGTATTCCTTCTCAGTCTTAACAATAATCTCACCAATACCTGTACCATATATTTCAGCCATTAACTCAATATGGTCAACTGACTTCTTAATCTTATCTCTCTTGAAGTCTTCGTGTAGTTGAACCTTAATTTGTTCAACATCAAAGGGATTACCATTGACATCTTTAACGTCATCTTGGATGTCAAAGAACTCACCTTGACCGAAGATAGCTTCCATGATCTCAGCATGGCGAGTCTCAACAGCTTGCTGAGAAGCTGGGGAGATGATACGGCTACGCTCTGACTCACGTTGCTTATCCTCAGCAGCCCACTGACCTCGGAAGATACGCTCATACTCTTCCCACAGGTCAATGTAGTTAGCATCTCTGTGGTCACGCCAGCGATCTGTGTGGTCAATAATCCAAGAAGTTAAGTCCTTCTCAGACTCTGTAGGTTCCTCAAAGGGACTGTCTTTACCAATTTCATCCATAATCACATATCCTTAGTTGAATCATCTAAAGCATTGTCGTCAATCTCGACCTTGCTAGATGTTATTGGGCCACCTACTAACCATGCACTACAAGTTCTCTCAGCTGCACACTTGAAGTCAAATAACTCACAGAAACCTAGCTTAGCTGAATCTACGACATCACCAGCAAAGCTATCAGTCTCTTGGTCTATACCTGAACGTATACACTCCATCATCTGAGGTGTCTGGATGAAGGCTGAGCAGTTACCACAGCGCATTGACTTAGCCTGTGAGAGACTTGTCTGCCACTCATTAGCTCTTTCATTCCAGAAAGCTCCATTGGAGAGTTCAGGATTAGCTGGGCCATAGCCTACGTTCTTAAAAGCCCAATCCCTGTTCTTCAGGTTAGCTTTAACGTCATGTGTTTCAATAGGGCATTGCATATATTTATTACCACTTAACTTTGTTAGCCCAGTAAGCAGCACTCATCTTACCTTTGGCAATGTTCTTAGCGTGTCTAGCTTTAAAGGAGTCACTACGTGCTGAACCTTCAGGAGATCCTGAGACACCCTGCTGTCCAAATCTGATAGTCTTAACTTCATCACCCTCTTTAGCCACTACAACGTGACTCTTAGTTGGATGACTTGGTGTACGCTTAGGCTTGTTAAAGCCACTGACACCAGCTCTATCAAGTCTAGAGTCTTTACCTGCTGGCATATCAGTACATACCCTTTGAGGCTTTCTTAGCCTTGTTCGTATATGTACGGCTACCTCTAACGGGCATTGCCTTAGTTGGCTTAGCAGTCTTAGCTGAGTTAACAAAGTCCATCTTAGATGGTGCAGCTTTGGAGCCTACCTTGTTCATCTTTTCGCCTGAGCCAGCGGCTATACGTTTTCTCTTTGCATTGATATTTGCATACAAACCAGTTGCCATTGTCATTTTCCTTTACGCAGTAAACCTGCTTGATTAATAACCTCTTCGGCTAGTAGCCAGCAATTTTGTCATAAACTTCCCACTCATCTTCTTCGTAGTCACTGTTATAAGAAGCTATAGCCAGTTGGTCAATGTAACTTAGAGCATCTACTAAGTCATCATGTACACCTGCTGTTGGGAACATAATCAGTTGATCCTTAAACTCACTCCAGTCCTCAGACTCATTGAAGGATACCCT